ATAAGGTTAATAATTAAGATTTCTTGATCAACATGTAACGGTTAGCCGCAAATCCTTCAAAACCTCTTTCACATCTGTAGTGCGATTGTAGCACGTCAGTAGTGTTAGTTTTGTTTTGTAGAATAGCAGAACCCGTTAACCAGTGCTCCATATCTCTCGAATAACCATTAGCCGCTTTATATCGTATTCTCAACGATGGAATACTTTCGCCAGATTTAGCATCTTTACGCATATCCATAGGAATGCAAACACCATATCCACCGTAGTTAAATCCAGTAGCACCTAATAATCTTGGGTGATTAAATAAATCATAAGTTTTCTTATGAAATGTATAACCTCCTCTTGTGAAAGAATTAAACCCTAAGTTTAACGCCATGTTCTTATTATTTTGGAAAGTACCATAGTTAGCACCACCCGCAGCATAAGCACCTTGAGAAGCTAATAAATCATCAACATCTAAAGATAGATCAATACCTGAATACATAGCGTATTCTTTAGCACCTCTATATTTATCTAATGATTTAATAACAGCATCAAAATCCGCCATTGTAATAGAAGCAGAACCTAAGTCCATAGACTGTCCATCTGTTTCTATCCAAGGTAAAAGACCTTGAGTTCCTCTAAGTGTTGAGTTGTCAGCAACATTATTACCACTCTTAAATGCAGTAGTAACTGGTGATGCAGAACTCGTAAGGGTAGAGTTAGTAATATCTTCACCTAACATCATCATAATCTCAGAGTAATCCATAAATCTCTTATAAGTATCTGATTCACCTTTTAAGTACCATACATATCCTGAGCCCATTTTTTCATTGTCAACTTTTACGTAAACAACATTTGTAGCCTCAGAACCTGTTACTTCAAAAGATTCTTTTAAGATCATACACTTGTTAGAGTATTCGTGAATTAACGGAGATAAACCATCTGGTTGTGATCCTCCTTCTGGATGAGCATTACCAATGATAGCAAATTCATAAGCATCACCTGTACCTGTTTTAGCAACGTTAGCTCCATCAATAGAGTGAACTACCACTGTATAACCAGAAGTATTAGGAAAGTTTGATGATATACAATACCACATGTCACCATCTTTATCTCTTAATATGTCACCAGGTCTTACTGGAGAAAACTCATTAGTTCCACCTGCAAAGTTTGATTGGTATGAATCCGATGCTATTGTTAGTGTTACTGCCGCAGCATTATCTGCTGATGCACTTGAAAATGTTGCACTTACACTGTTGTGTCTGAACGCTTCTTCGTAGTGTTCAAATGTTGTGTTAGAACTAGGAGCTTTTGATCCCATTAGTTCCATAAGTCCCGTAATACCTTGTTCGCCATAACGCTTAACAAGTTTATCAGAGACATCTCTTTGACGTAAAGAGTTCGTAGTTAAGTTACTTACGTAGTTCTCATTGGTAGCAATTTGAACTGCAGAAGGCTTAATATGAACTTGTCCGCCTAAACTTACTGTAGCCATTTTTTATATTTTTTAACTATTAATTATTATTATTATCTATTCCACATTGATCCTTCTCCATTTATTTGGTCATCTAGTTCGTCTAAAATATCTCTTCTCTTCTCTGTGTTTTGTCTAGGTTCGTTATTAAACGAAGGATTTTTAATATCCTTTACTACCTGCTCGGTTCCCTTAGACCTATATTGATTAGCCACACTTCTTATTATATCTTGAAAATTATTCAAAACAAACATATCAGTATTTAACTTATCAAAATTCCAATTACCATTCTCAACGTATTTATCAAAGAAATTATTTAAGTTAGAATTTGCATCCACTAAACCTTCTCTATGACCATCCGTTAAGGAAAAAGTAAATTGTTCTCCAGAGTCATTAATATCAAATGTTATAGACTCAACCTCATCAACTTCAGATGACATATTATTAACCCAATCTTTCTGAGCGGTTTCCCTCTCAGCTGAATCATCATTATTTTGAACAGGCATTCTATATTTTTCCTGCATCTCCATAAGACTCTTCCTTGCGTTAGCAACATCCTTCTTTAGTTCAATTTTACCAAGAGTTTTTTCAGCATCACCGTATTTATCCTTACCTAACTTGTATTTAGAGTCTATTAAAACATTTACTTCATCCATACTTAATTCAGGATTTTCTTGTTTTAAAGTTAATCTCATAACATCTTCGTTAGACATTTTAGAATAGTCAACAGCCTGTGTTTTAATGTAGTCTACTATACTCCTGCCTGTCTCACTGACAAAATTATTCATCTTTTCTAACTGTTCGTTAGCGAAAGACGTTTTCTCAGTTGATAAAGCGTTACTAAAAGAATCAATAGAGTCAAATTCTTGTTTAAACTGTTCGTTTACAAATTTTAAAAACTCCTTTTTGTTTCTTTCAGAAACTTCGTTAGCATCTACAACCTCTTTTTTAGGTTGATTACTAGATTCATTATTCAAAGAACGATCAATATTATCCTGTGATTCCGATGGAGCCTCTTGTGTAGCCTCTACAGTTTCATCAGTTTTACTTTCCGTTGTGGTTTCTGTTTGTGGTTCTGAACCCCCTGTTAAATCTATAACTTCTGATTGTAACTCTTTAGGTTGTTCTTCTACAACATTACCACTTAATTGTTCAGCGATTATATCGCCCATTTCATCTGCCATAATATATTAAATTAAATTAAACCTTTTTGCAAAAATAAAACAATTACAGATATAATCAAATTATCCATAAGTTTTTTTTACATTCCTAATTCTAAATCTGGATCCCCTATGGGTCCTTCTTTACCTTTTCTTTGCTCAATCATCTTAGATTGAAAGTGTGCACTCTTCTCTACTGTTTTTTCTCTAGACTCCCCTTGAGCTTTGTTAGCTGCAACTTTTCCAATATTACCAGCCTGTATTTCTTTCAATCTTCTAATATGAGAAGCTTCCTCAAATTGATTCTTCATCTGATATTCCATTTGCATTTTTTGCATATCAAACTGAGCGTCCATCTCCTTCATTTTAGCATCTATTTGAGCTTGCATTTGTAATTCCTGTTGCTTCATTTGTGCGGCCATGGCAGCTGATTGCTGTTGTTGTTGTGCGTTTGATTGAGACTGCATCTGTGCCATCTGCATTTGCTCCGCTTGATATTTCTTTCTTCTTAACATTAACATTTTAGATCCTAATTTAGGATTATTAATATCTCTTATAGTTATAGCGTCTTCTATTCTTAATTCTTTTTGAGCTAGAGACATTTGTATGGCTTGTTCTAATTGAGCTTTTTCTTGTTCGTCTGGAGCAATTTCAATACCTATACCAAAATCATGAAGAGAAACATTTTTATTAATCTCTATAGTTTTCATTACAGATTTTCCAAGTGCAGATATATAGCCTTTTACAGGTTTATCGTACTCAACTATATCTTGAAGTTTCATACAAATAGACTTGGATAAGTTTTCAACTATCTTATTAAACCCATCGTCAATAGCTCTAGTAGCATTATTAGAAGCCATTAATTGTATTTTTTGAACACCAACCAACGCTTCACTGGAAGGTTTAGCACCATCTCTAGCTTCGTTAACTCCTGTTACGTCACGAATCATTCCTAGATTATGTTGGTATATTTGTATAAGTTGCATCATATCTCTACCAATACCATTCTCAAGTTCTTGTATAGGAACAGTATTAGAAGCTACACCTTCATCATCCACACGTCTATAATATATATTACCAGTTTGATCATAAATCTCCTGTAATTCTAGAGGTGTAAATGTTCCTCCATCACCTTTAGATACATTTTCTAAAGATCCTATTTCAAAAGCAGCTCCCTTTGGTCTAGCTTTAGCTATGACTTGTTGCATTTTTAAATGTGCTAATTGTATTTGATCAGCAAAAGGTATCATTCTCTGAACTAAAGACACATTACGCATATTGTTCAGGTTTGGACTATATATTACATATGATAATTTTGTTTCTGACAAGTTAGATTTAGGTCTAGACATATTCTTAGCTAATCCATAATCAAATATATAATCAGTTCCAACAATATACTTTCCACAGTAAACAACTTTCACTGTGCTACTTAACTGTTCTCTTTTATATTTAGATTTTTTAGGAGGCTTATACCCCTTCTTTCTTTTACTAACAGAAAATCCTCCAAATGCATTATCTTTTTTCTCATAACTTAAATCATATGTTGATATAAATTCACAATCCATTATCTGCACAGAAAATCTATCGTGCTCATTTCCATAAGATGAATGATTTCCAAAAGATCTTCCGTATAAGCTATCTTCATCTTTATCTTTAGCAGCGTGGTTTTGTGCTATATCATTGTACTCATCATCAGTAAATTGTTCTCCAGCCATCTGCTTTAATTGAGCTATGGTAACTGTGTACACTTCTCCTGCATGTTGAATGTTTCTATAGTCAGAAGTTTGAGAGTATGAGGTAATTAAGTTTAAAGGATCAACATATCTTATTTTTATCCCTTCAGATGGGTCTATGTGAGTTTTTAATCCCGCTGTACCCACCACAACCAAATCTCTTATGCATTTTTTCTTTATCTCATCAAAATCATTTTGTTGAAAAACAAACTCTATACCTTTCTCTATAGATATTTCATGTGCTTGCTTATAGTTTAAGGTCATAAACAATTCAATCTCTTCCATACTTTCAGGAATAAAACCTTTTTTATTATGATCAAAGCCTGTTAATTTAGAAATCTTTTGTCTAATTGGAGCATTCATCATATCTGCCATCATTTCTCTCTTAGCTTTTTTTCTCTCATCAGAAGACAGTTTGTCGATAGCATTAGCTTTTACAGCAAACTCCCTGTTTGTCATGTCTCCACAAACTACATCAACAAATTTTGGTATTATAGATACTGGAGTCCAGTCTATATTCATGTATGAAGAATCTCCCTCAACATCTAACAAATCTTTATATTTAGAAACGCTTTGAGTACCTTCTGCATAAGACCTCATTTTTTGATAAGCTCTTTTTTTATCTTGATAAGCTAGCTCTGTACTATTCTTCCAATCGGAATACATGGTTTTAAAATACTGAAGACCATATTCTTTTGTGGCTTTCTCTTCATTTGTTGCGAAGACTGTTGGATACCCTCCTATTAATTCAAATTGTTTTTTCATTTATATTTTCTTAGACATTAATCCTGCATTCCTATATTTTTTTACAAAGTTAAGATTTATTTTTGGAATTTTCTTTTCTATTACATATTTTTGTGCGGCTAAAAGAGCCAAACTTGAAGCTACCGTAGCGTCATACTTTGTTCTGTTCGATGGTTCAAATCTACTCCAGTCATCTAAAAGTCTATTAAAATAACATTTTCCCATCTCTTGAGTATCATTATTCATACCCACATAGTCATAAACATAACTAGCTACCGCTTCTGTTTGAGCATTAAGCACAGCCACACCAGTAGATGGTATTCCTTTTGTTTTTTGTTTTCTACTACTCTCTGTATGTGTTGATTCTGGTCTGTCCATTAGATAATTATAATAACCTCTTCTTTCAAAATACTTTATTATACCTATCTTATTATTCTCTATTAATATTGGGCTCCCATAAAACACACAAGTTTTTAATACGTCTTCATAAAACATTTCAGCTTTAGGAGGTCTAGCTATATACTCACAAACAAACTGATTAGAAAAATCATCCATCATGCTAAATTTCTTATAAATATAACAAGCAGCATCAGATCTCCTACCATCAGTAGTTGTGTCGTGATCATAAGGGTCACATCCAACTACCATCTCTATGTCATTTCCAGGAGCTTTTATATTGTAAACCATTTTAAATTTATTTCTCCTTTCTTCTGGAGGTATCCAAGATACTCTCCATCTACCTTGTGATCCTGGTTTCCACATCACGGTTGTATCCTTTTCTCCATTCTTCCAAATAAAATCACCTTTTACTATTAAGTTCCTAGCCTCTTCATTATAATCCATTTGTTGATATATTCTCTCAACATCAAAAGGACTGTATCTCGAATCACTTCTAAACGCTTCATCTATAGAGAATGGCCTTTGTCTTTTTTCTTCAGATAACTTAGTCGTATTACCTTTATAAGCATCTCTTATGTTTTGTAAATATTCTTTAGATCCTATATTTTTACCTATAAACTTAGCTTGCTCCTTACTAGGTGTGTCAATAACGGAAAATCCGTATTCATCTATAAACCCTTCATACCCATCATACGCTGGCGTAAAATAAGAATACATACCTGATCTAGTTCTACCATTAGCATCTCTCTCTTTTATATCACTATCATACCAGATATTTTTAAAATTCTCACCCCCAGACACTTCAAGTTCATTTACAGTAGATGGCATAAAACATCTTCCTATTATTTTATCTCCTAAAGTTAAACACGATCTAACAACTTCCCAGTTTTTTTCCACACTAGCCTCCGTCCATTTTCCAGCCTCATCACATAAGTATCTTATAAGTTTAACGGAGTCATATGAGTTCTCTCTAGTATTTCTCCAATCTATCCTACTATTCAATGCTTCAGATTTTGTTACCTTAGCGTAGTTTTTTGTTATCTTTTGACCAGGAGTGTTAAAACTAAGAGTGCTTTTAGGATTATCACTACCATCTATTATTGGTTGAAAGAAGAAAGGTAAACTCCTAAACATATAAACAAGCTTATCTGTAAATAGAGATTTTGCGTCAGCACCAGTTTTACTTGTTATACCACCATGAGAATTATATCTCGCTGTTATTTCATGTAGTAACATAGCTGCACCTTTGTATGAGGCACCCTCTCTTCTATGTTTAACCATAATCATTCCAAAGCAGTCTGGATCTTGTTTACATATATCCCAGAAGATAAAGAATCTTCTATCTCTATCTCTATATTCGGGATATCCTATATCCATTTTACACCAGTTTAAATAATAGTAATGTTCTCCTGTTATATAGGTAGGTTCCCCATTATTCATAAACCAAACACCTTCATCTCTTCTTTTAAATTCTTGATCTATAAACCATGAGTATTTGGGTACGGTGTCCTCGTTAAGACCCTCAGGCATATCAGTTCTTTTCCACTTCTGATTCTTCTTCTTCAGATTTGAAAATAATATATCCTTCTTATTGGGTTTAACAGGAAGCTTGAATTTTAAACCATTTACTTTTATATACCCTGCCATAATAAATTTTAGCCAATTATGCAAATATAATAAAATAAATTATACTCTCTATTTTTTGGCGTACTTTTCTGAGAATCCAGCTTTAAAAGATTTTTCCTCTAATTCAGTTTGTTGTTCAGTTGAAACACCTTCATTAATTTGATTTTGTATCTTATGTATAGCCATCAATATATCTTGAGCATCCATGAAGCATTCTTTTTTTGCCTTCATAGCATTTCTGGCTTTATCATCTTGCAACTCTGGGTCTATAGGTTTCTTTACTTCTTCTAATAGTAAGTCAAAAGCTTTATTCCCAGATTCTATTAGTCTTTCTAATTTCTTGCTTACATTTACTTCTTTCATTTACTTTTATATTTAATAAAACTGCACATCTTTCATAGTGTTCCATTTCCTCATAATAATTAATCATAAAATCCAGAAACCCATCAAAAATTTCTTGATCTAAATCTTCCTCCACAACATTCCATAAAAAATAAGGGTGAGATGATGAGTCTAATATATCTTCTACAGACTTTCTACCTGTCAATAAATCATAAGAGTTTGATACACATATGTCTATTATTTCTTGGGTATTTATCATCTTTCTATTTTTGCTAAGATATCAATATTTCTCATCCTAAGCA